CCGTTGGCGGGTTCGGTCGTGTGATCAGCAAGGTCGCCAGCGACCACCACCAGCGGTCCGACCAGCAGTCGCGGCATAGATGCCGGTCCGCAACATTTTCGCCGGTTTCCGTGCCTGGCCAAAAACGTCAGCGGATTTTGTTTTTTGGAAAGGCCCGTTTGGCGGCCATTTCAGAACGCCACCCCGCTATGGCCGCAGTCGATCCTTTCTGGCCAGGCAGGATTTCATCATATTACGCGGCGGCGGGCGTAGCCAGCCGTGCCAACGTATCGCGATAGTTCCACGGCATCCACGCCGATGGGTTTTGCTTCAGTTCCTCCGCGTGCCGCTGCAACTCGGTGAGATAGTCGAAGGCATTGGCTCCGTTCAGCTCGCAGGTGTGAATCAGGCTCATGAACAGATCCCCCATCTGCGCGCCCTTCCGGGTCTTGTAAAACAAAGAGTTCTTACGATGCAGAATGGCCTTCTTCAGCGCACGCTCGACCAGATTGTTATCGATGGGGGCCCCTGCCACGCGCAAGAACAGGGTGAGTTTCTCCCAGTGTTTGAGCAGGTAGGAAATCGCTTGGCCCAGGCCGGAGTTCGGTTCCACTTTCCTCTCCTCGAACTGGGCCGCGCACCAGCTATGCAGTTTTTCCATCACCGGCCCGCTATGCTCCTGGTGGAATCGGAGACGCTCTTCCGTCGATAGACCCCGCGCCCGCGCCTGCTCATCGTAGCCGTAGACCTCGCCCAGGGTCTCCAGCACGAACCGGCACTCTTCCGGAAAATTCGGCGTCACCTTCACGAAATTTCGCCGGCTGTGTGCATTACAGTTGGCGACCATCGTCTCGACGAGCTTCGGCACATTCCGCGAGAGGGCGTCACACATTTGAATGGCGGGTGGCAGCTCCGGAGAACGCTGTTTCAGCACCTCGGCCAGATTCTCGCCGGCGTGCTTGCACCCGGTGAAATACAGCGCGATGCGGCGCTGTTGGCAGGCCCATACCAGCCCGCTGGTGAACACCCCGGTGCGCTCCGGGGAAATGTCCGCATCCCGGTCCAGCGACAGCACCCGCATGGAAGTATCGTCGTTGTGCACCACTTCCCCTTGCGCCGCCTGCCGCTTCAGTTCCTCCAGGGCCGGTTGGAGCGGGACCGCGGTTTCCTCCATGATCTGGCATTGCGTCGCCGCCGGAAGTGGGATTCCCAGGCTGTCTTCCAGTTTTTCCAGACGATTCCAGGGAAATCCGCTCCCGTAGCGGAGCATGGCGATCATGCTGGCCGCCGACTCATCGTACTTCTTCTCGCCGGCCTCGGGCGGAGCGGCGGCCGTGTACACGTTCCCGCACAGATTGCAGCGCAGCTTTTCCAGCTCATAGACGGTCGCGGCCAGGGGCGCCTGCCCTTTGATCCGCACCAGCACGCCGGGATCACGCTGCGGATAGACCTTGCCGCCGCACCCATCCGGACATGCGTCCCCGGCCTTTAACGAAGCGTGCGGAACGGGGACCTTCTGCGCCCCGTGATACGCGGCGGCGCCATTGCGCCCATGCCCGGCCGCCGCACGCTTCGGCTTCTGCGAGACGCTTTCCGGGCCCGGCCCGCCCGTCTGGACACCTGCCTGCTGCAGCACCTTGTCGGTTTTCTCGGTGCCGGCCGGACACAACAACTCGCGCAGCGCCGCCAGGGTCGTTTCCTTCTGCTCCAATAACTCGGTCACATAGACCAGCGTGCGGATCGCGGCGCGCAACTTCTGATAACCCTCTGCCGAGAGCGCCGGTCGCGCCTGTTCCAGCAATCCCTCCAGTTCCTCGATGGGAACACTGATGGGCGGCACGCCGGGCTGTTTCATGCTTCCACCCTCTGTAACAACTGGCGAAACCGTGGCGTCAACGGATAGCCCAGGATCTCTTTGATCGAGCGGTTCGGCCGGCCCGTCTGATCGTCCTTCCCGCGGCCCGTGGTGCGCCCCAACAACACCCAGTTGGCCGCCCGGTAACAGGTTCCCCGAAAGCGTTCCGGATCGACGAAGGTCTCCAGAAAATAGATGGGGTGTCCATAGGCGCGCTCCCAGTCCGGCGATATGCGCCGCGCGATGCGGCTGAGGATATGGGAGGCCAGGTGCGGCACCGCCACCCAGGGCAGAATCAGAAAGCGCGTATTATAGGCCAGGAACCGGATGTTGCGCCGCCGCGCTTCTGCATTCCAGCCGATGAAACGGTCGCGGCTGCCCAGGTGCCGCGGCGCTGAACTCCAGGCCAGACAGGCAATCGGCCGTCTCTGAGCCCACAAAACATACTTGAGATGCTCCCCCACCGGCTGCTCATAACCGAGGTAGTGATGGTGCTCCATCAGGCTATTGAACAGCGGCTCGTCTGCGGTGCGCCGCGCGGGTTCGATCTCAATCGGTCCCAGCGCCCCCAGCGGCATCGCCAGCGGCGCGGTGTCGATCAGGACGGCTTCCGGCCGCGGACGCCCCGTGCGGCACTGGCCGCGGATGTGGCGGCGTACCGGCGGCAACTCGATCTGGCCGGCCCGCGCCAGCATCAGGAGTAGCCCGCGGCAAACCATGTCCCGCAACGCGCCGTTGGCTTGCTTCCAGCCCAGCGCTTCGCACAACTGGCGCGACAGCTTCCAGCGGCTGCTGGTGGGATGCGCCGCGATGAACTCTCTCAGGAAAACAATCTGCTCGCTCCCGATCTCCTGGCCGCGGTAGCGCCACGTTTCCCCCATAACCGCAGCATGACAGGAAAAAAATCAGAACGCAAGGGTTTTGTTTTTATTTTTTCTTAACTGACTTTGCGCCATACCGGCGCGGCATCGGTTTCCGGGTTGCCGGCAGCTATCAGGAGCTGCGCCTGGTGTGCTTCCAGTCGTCGGGCGGGTTCTTTTCCGCTCGGCCACCACACAAACCGCCCTTTCGATAGGCGCTTCTGTGCCAGCCAGAATCCCTGCCCGTCATAGACTAAGATGCGGATCGAGGTTCCCCGCCGACTACGGAACACAAACAGGCTGCCGGAGAAGGGGTCGGCCAGGAGTTTCTCCTCGCACAGTCGGGCCAACGAATCGATGCCCTTTCTGCCATCCACGGCTTCAATCGCCACCAGGATACGCATCTGCGGCGTGATCTGAATCACGCCGACTCCCACAGCGTGCGGCTCAGTGCGGCCAAGTCCGGCGACGTGGCGCCCTTCCACTGGATACGGATCTTGCCCCGTGGCCCTTCTAACTCGATTAAGCACTCCGACAGAGCCATCGCTTGAGATGGCATCAGTTCCAAGAATGTGGCCGGTCTCGCTGCCGGGCGCGCGCTGCGAGGCGCGGATTCCACCATCCGCTTGAGCTTGGCATACTCCAGGCGCAAAACCTTGGCGGTTTGGAACACACCGTGCTCTCGCGCAACCACCGCCGCGGAAGCCCACAATCCCCCTGGAATGGGCAATCGTCCCCGATGGGAACTGCGCCAGCGCTCGAAGCGCCGATAAACTCTCTGCATGCCGTCCGGCACGTCACCTTGCGCTTTGACGGCCATCGTCGGTCCTCCTTGCCCCTGCCAGGTGTAAGACCGACGTTACCAGCTACTGCCCGCGGGGGTCATGCAGGCTTGCGGAAAACTCACGATGCTCCAGATTACCCAGCTACAAGAGGACGGAGACTACGAGGAACTCGCTGAGCAGTTCACTCAACTCATCAAGCCATGGCTCGACATCAAGCCGTTCGGCGCAGTCGATCTCCGTCCGGTGATCCGCAGGCTTCACGAGATCGAGAAGAACGGTCAGGCCGAGACGCGTTCTCACGGAATCGACTATCGGTCGCTGCAAGGCAGGCGGGTTTCGGCACGTAGCCCGAACCCACGGGCCTCGGTGCTCGGCGAGGCATTTATCGATGAGGCGATGGATAGCGTGCGGAAGAACAGCGTCGGCCACCTAGGCAACTTCTACTGGCTGGGGGACATCAAGCCGGGGCCCGCCGTCAACCCCCTGACGGGCGAGGTCCATTTGATCATCGTGGGGGCCAAGTCGCGCGTCAACTTTCCAACGCCGAACTCCGAGGACGTGGTGAGGTATGTTCTTCACAGAATGCGCGCGCTTGGCTGAACAACACCCCGACCTTGCGAGTGTCTTCGAGCGGCTCGATTCCCAATTGAGGGCGATGGGAACGGCTGAGGTTATCCGACCTGATGACCTGGCCAGCTTCCTGATCATCGATCCAAATCAGATGCGCTCGGCCCTCGAAATGTTCGCGCAGGAGGGAGTGCTCCGCCGCGTTGAAATGATCGAGTGCCCGTACTGTCAAATGGCGGCGCTTCGGTCGGAATACCAGGAAGCGCTGGATGAAGACGACGAATACCGATGCACGAGTTGCGACCGTCGGCTCACGGAAAAGACGGTCCAGATCATCACAGCCTACCAAAGCGGCGAGAAGTGGCAGGATGCTTCGAATCTGAGGGATAGTTCTATTGATGCCGACCTCCGCGAGGCCTCTTCATCGCGCACCTCGAACGTTGTGCTCGATGAGCAAGCTTGGTACCCCTACACCCGTTTTGCTGAAGTCTTCAACGTAGACAAGGAGGCTCTGCGCAAGAGACTGGACAGGTATCGGAAGCACAACTTCGACGGCTGGAAGGCAAACGAGGATCGCCGTCCCAGGGAGGCGGGGTACCTATACCAACTCCGGGCAGTTAAGACCGTGGTCGAGGAACTTCGCGCGTCCAGCCAACGTCCAGCGAAATAATTTTTCAGCAGCATTGTCCCGCTGTATCCGCGCCAACTCAGTCCGTCCAGCGTCCAGCGGCCGTCCGCTGACAACACTCCATTCGCATAACCACTTAATCTGCAATCGTGGACAAGGTTCAAGGTGCGCCTCAACGGGGTGTTGGTTCGATGAGCGGACCTGCCTCGACGTACGACCTGCTGCCATCCGAATACCGTTTCGTAATCGCGATGCAGCAGATAGGTTTCGGCAGCTTCGAATCGGTGCGGATTGAAAACGGCGAACTTGTGCTCGATCCCTGGCCCACCACTGTGCGTGGCGTGAAGTTCGGATCGGATGACCGCTCAGCGTCCAAGACGGCACCTGCTGAGTTTCAACTCAAGCGCCAGGTGGTCGAGTTCCTGGAGTACATCCGCAGCGTCGACACTGGTGAGATCCGATGCCTGGAAATCCGCCACGGCTTACCCCACGGAATGGAAGTGGTCCAGCGACCAACGTCCGAAGGAGAGCGTCGTGGTTGAAGCTGTTTTCGAGCAATCATTCGGGGTATCCAGCCGGATGGCGGCCGTGCAGGCGACGAAATTGGCGGCGCTACACGGCCTGTCGAATGATGATCGGGAGGACCTGTCGCAGGAAGCCCTTCTTGAGTTGTGGCTTAAGGCACCTGCGTTTGACGAACGGCGTGCGGGCTGGCGAACGTTTTCAGAGCGCGTCGTGGCCAACAGGCTGGCGTCATTGCTACGGCACGCGCACTCCACGCGGACCGGCTACGGGAAACAAGATCCGCTAGAAGGCCTGGAATTCCTCCCCGTTCGACCGGAGCGTGGCGCTGTGCTTGGTCGGTTACTCGGCCATTGAGACGGGCCAAAGGCTGGGTGTTTCCCGCGCGACCGTCTATCGCGCCATCTGGCGGCTCCGGGCAGCGTTCACAGAGGCGGGCTTATCCCCGTCGGGGCGTGATCATGCATGCGACAGCGAACGGACCTCCACCGGTGAATGAGGGAACCGGACAAGGCACTCACGGATGCGGACTACGCAAGTCTCGCGGGGCGATGGATTGACAGCGAACTTGCCGCAGCAGCCAAAATCCGGCGCGTCGATTCCGGCACGGGGCGTTCCCTCGTTGGCCGACAGGATCATGCTTCGTATGAGGGACTGGCGATCCCATACTTCCTGCCGGGTGAATCCCGCATTCGTGAGTGGCGCCTGCGCCGCGACCACCCCGAAATAGAGTACAAGGACGGCAAACCAAGGGAGCGCGGGAAGTATTTGTCGCCGCCTGGCCGAAAGAACATGATCTACTTCGTGCCAGGCATTTCCTTGGACTTGGTGAAGGCGGTCGCCACTCCGGTGATCGTGACCGAGGGCGAATTCAAGACGCTCGCGCTGTGGCGTCTCGCCAATCACGAGTCAATCGCACCCCGATTCTTGCCGATCGGGTTGGGAGGCGTTTGGAACTGGCGTGGCACGGTAGGCAAGACGACTGGGCCGAACGGCGACCGGCGCGACGTCAAAGGCGTGATCCCCGACCTCGACATCGTCACTTGGGAAGGTCGCCGCGTGATCATCGCTTTTGACGCGGATGCGGAAAAGAACGAGCAGGTTGAAGTCGCGAGAAGCCTCTTGGCGAGAGAGTTGCGAACCCGCGGCGCGGAGGTTGCGTTCATCACCTGGGACATCGCTCAGGGAAAAGGAATCGACGATCTGCTGGCGAAGGTGGGCCCGGAGAAAGTCTGGGAGTTGGTGGAAGCCGCCGACTTCGAGAAACCGGCAGACGATGACGAGATCAGCGTTTACCAGATTGCCGAACTGATCTCAGGTCGGCACCGATTTGCCCAGGACGTCGGCGGGCGGCTGTACATCTTCCGCGGCGGCAACTACCACTCGGATGGCGCCTCCTTTGTTCGTCAGCAGGTGAAACAGCTTCTGGAGCGCATGCGGCTGTCCTCAAAATGGAGCAGCCACAAGGCCGAGGAGGTCGTGAAATACATCGAGGTCGATGCCCCGCATGCTGTGGGAACGGCCCAAGGTGGATGTCGTCAACGTGCTGAATGGCCTGTTGGACGTCAACACCCGTGCGCTTTCACCACACTCGCCCGACTTCTTGTCGCCGGTGCAGCTTGCCCGTGACGTTCGACCCGAACGCGCGGTGTCCAATGTGGGACAAGTTCATCGGCGAGGTATTCCCCGGCGATTCGGAGGCCATCGCGTGGGAGATCCCGGCCTGGCTGGCGACGCCGGATACGTCGATTCAGAAGGCGGTCTTGCTGACCGGCGACGGCGCGAACGGAAAATCCACCTACTTGCGCGCCGTGCTGGCGTTCATTGGCCGGCAGAATGTGGCGGCCATCAGTCTTCACCGGCTGGAGAACGACCGCTTCTCGGTCGCGCGCCTTGTCGGTAGACTTGCGAACATCTGCCCCGACTTGCCCAGCGAGGACCTGTCCAGCACCTCGATCTTCAAGGCGATCACCGGCGGCGATGCCCTGCTGGCCGAGCGGAAGTTCGAGGAGTCCTTCGAATTCGTGCCGTTCGCGCGGCTGATCTTTTCGGCCAACCACCCGCCCAAGAGCCAGGACGCATCGTCGGCGTTCTTCCGCCGGTGGGTGGTCGTTCCCTTCGAGCGAACATTTCACGCGGGCGATCCGGGCACACTACCTCGCGACCAGTTGGACGCGATGTTGGCCGATCCCACCGAACTCAGCGGCGTGTTGAACAAGGCCCTCGAAGCCCTCAAAGCGATCCGCGGCCACGGGCTCAGCGAAAGCGAATCCATACGGCGCGCGATGGACGAATTCCGGCAAACGACTGATCCAGTAGCCGTGTGGCTCGACCGCAACACGGTGCTCGAACCTGATGCGCTGATCCCCGCCGACCGGCTTTGGCAGGACTACAACCAGGACTGCGTGGCGAAAGGCCGGCCAACCGTAAGCAAGACAGCCCTCGGCCGCGCCATCGCCCAGTTGCGGCCAACAGTTGAGAAGCGTCAGCGGACGCTAAACGACAGGCTTTCATGGTGTTACGTGGGAATCGGCTCAATCGCGGAAGGCCCCAAGTAGGTTCACTGAGTTCACGCGGTTAACGCGGTTCACTCTATTTTGTATTCACGCGCGAGAAAGAGCGTTCTTGGACGGCTCCCAAAGTCAAAAACAAGTTAGGCGGAACCGCGTGAACTGTGTGAAGTGCGTGAAGCGTTCGAGGTTCATTCGCGTGATGCCGTGAGACAGAATCGGCTTCGCGTGCGTATATAGTGTCGAAGCCGTTCTACAGGCGAGCGCAAAGCGCACCCTCCGAAGGATTCCCTTTGTAGCTCCTTGCGGGCATACCCGCAATCCCAACTGGGCATCACACGAGAACCATGCGCAAAAACATCCGAATCGAAAACCCGGTGTCCGGGTGTGGATTCACGTCGAAGAATCGCGCCAAGCGTTTTGTGGCGCAGGGACGAGCGGAGTGGGTGCAGGCCGGAGTTTCAATCCGGTTTGTCCAGTCGGACCACCGGCATGGTTCCGCGCAGAAGTCCGTGGACCACACGCGCTGGTCGTATGATCGGGCGGCGAACACCGGAATGGCGCAGATTGCTGAGTTGGCGAACCTGCCCATGATTGCGCCCGCCGTGGCCCTGGGAATCGGGCGACGGAAGGGCGCCACCAGACACACGTTCTTGGCGACGCAGGGGCTCTGATGCCATGAAAGCCAGGAAACAGGTCGGTGGGCGGTACATTGCTCGCGCTCGCGGGGCGTTTGCACGGAACTCCCGCCAGCCCGTTAAAGCCATAGGTACTTCCCGGCGACGCGGCGGCGGCGCGTTGAAGAGTAGCGCAGTTTCGCTAGCGACAGGCGCAAAAAGGGGCGGTCAGGTGGTCAGCGGTCAGTGGCGGCCAGGGCGCGCCCGAGGCGGCGGGTGGACCAACCGGCCAACCCCGAGCCAAACGGCGCGACACGGGGCACCGGGGCGCGAAAGGGCGGCCGATTCCGGCGTAAGCCAGGGCGAATGTCCAACGTTGGACTTCCTGGCGATTGACACGCCTCTTCTGTAGTTGTTCGTAAACCAATGGCGACACTTCCGGCGACGATAACGCCCGCGATGGCACGGCGCATCGAAATCTGGCCGACCGACCGGCTGGTGCCGTACGCCAGGAACGCGCGCACGCACTCTGCCGAACAGATAGCGCAGATCGCGGCGTCCATCTTGGAGTTCGGCTTCACCAATCCGATCCTGGTTGACTCGATGGATGGGATCATTGCCGGCCACGGTCGTCTGCTGGCTGCCCGCAAGTTGGGCCTCGCGGAGGTGCCGGTGGTGGTGCTGGACCACCTCAGCGAGACGCAGCGGCGGGCATACATCCTCGCGGACAACAAGCTCGCGATGAATGCCGGATGGGACGAGAAAATGCTCGCCAGCGAACTGCGCGAACTCGAAACAGACGGCACGGACCTCGCGCTCATTGGCTTCAGCGACGAGGAACTGGAGGCGCTGCTCGAAGACGGCGACGCACCGTCGGAGGATGTGACCGACGAGGTCCCCGAACCGCCAGCCCAGCCGGTAACCCAGCCCGGCGACGTGTGGTTGATCGGAGCCCACCGCCTGATCTGCGGCGACTGCCGCGACGGTGGAACGATTCGTGTTCTGTTCGGCGATGCGCTGGCCAACGTGGTCGTGACCTCGCCACCCTACGCAACGCAGCGCGAGTACGACGCCACCAGCGGCTTCAAACCGGTTCCTCCGGACGAGTACGTCGAGTGGTTTGGCGCGGTCGCGGCCGGAGTCGAGTCGATTCTGGCGCCCGATGGCTCCTACTTCCTCAACATCAAAGAGCACGCCGACGACGGGGAACGCGACCTGTACGTGATGGATCTCGTCATCGCGCACCGGCGGCAGTGGGGCTGGCGATTCGTAGACACGTTCTGCTGGCGCAAGACCGATAACGGCGTGCCGGGCGGCTGGGGAAACCGATTCAAGAACGCCTGGGAACCGGTGTTTCACTTCTGCCGCCAGCAGCAGATCAAGTTTCGGCCGCAGGCCGTGAGCCACGAGTCGGAGGACTGCTTCGACTACTCCCCGAACAATCCGAAATCAAACTCCGGGAGCGGGCTCCTGGGGACCGGCGCGCGGGGCGCGGCTGCGGACGGGGGGAAGAACCAGAGTGCGTGGCAGCGCAGCAGGAACAGTCTGTCCGACGATTCGGATGGCCGGCACACCGGACTGGCGCGCCCGAGCAACGTGGTGGAAGTGAAATCGGAATCCTCGCAAGGCTCGCACTCCGCTCCCTTCCCGCGCGCGCTGGTGGAGTTCTTCTTGCTGGCGTACTCCGATGCCGGCGACGTGGTCTTCGATCCGTTCATGGGCAGCGGAACGACGATGGCCGCGGCGGCGTTGCTCGACAGGACCGGTTACGGCTGCGAGATCAGCCCGGCCTATTGCGATGTGATTGTGCGGCGGATCATGAACCTGACCGGCGAGACACCGATCCTCGCAGCCACTGGCGAGACGTTCGCCGCCGTCGCGGAGTCTCGCGGCGTCCCGGCAGACCAGGCGATGAATCCGAAGCAGAACGACGCGCGGCGCATCCAGCACCACGGACCCAATCCGCACTACGGACCGAAGAGGAAGGCCCAGGCATGACGGCGAAATCGCGCACTACGAATCGGGAAGTCGCCGGCATGGGTGCAGCGTCTCCGCGCTTCCGCGACCTCGCCGTACAGATTTGGCCCATCGACAAGTTGATCCCGTACGCCCGGAACGCCCGGACGCACACGGACGAACAGGTGGCTCAGGTTGCCGCCAGCATCATCGAATTCGGGTGGACGAACCCGATCCTTGTCGGTGCCGACTGCGTAGTGATCGCCGGGCACGCGCGCCTGGCGGCTGCTCGACGCCTGCGCATGGACGAGGTGCCGGTCATTGTGCTGGATCACCTCTCGGAAACGCAGAGGCGCGCGCTCATTCTCGCGGACAACCGCCTGGCCATGAGCGCCGGGTGGGACGAGGACATGTTGCGCGTCGAACTCGAATCCCTGAAGGAGGACGCGTTCAATCTCGATCTGGTCGGCTTCACGGACGAGGAAGTAGAGGAGTTGCTCCGCGAGCCGGAGACCACGCAGGACGGGCTGACCGATCCGGACGCGGTTCCGCCTGAGCAGGAGGCCATCGTCACGGTGCGCGGCGACGTATGGGTTCTCGACCAGCACCGGTTGCTCTGTGGGCGACGCCACGCAGATGGCCGACATCGAAAAGGTCCTGGCGGGCGGGCTGGCCGACATGACGTTCACCGATCCGCCGTACAACGTCGCGTATGAAGGCAAGACGGCGAAAAAGCTCACCATCGACAACGATGCTCTCGGCGGCAAGTTCTATGAGTTCCTGCGGGACGCCTCGGCCAACATGCTCGCGATGACGAAGGGCGCCATCTACATGTGCATGTCCTCGTCGGAGTTGCACACGCTCTACCGGGCGTTCTCCGACGCCGGAGGTCACTGGTCCACCTTCGTGATCTGGGCCAAGCACCATTTCACTTTGGGCCGGTCGGACTACCAGCGGATGTACGAGCCGATCCTGTATGGCTGGCGCGACGGGACGCAGCACTTCTGGTGCGGTGACCGGAACCAGGGCGACGTGTGGTTCATCAAGCGGCCCATGGCGAACCTGGAGCACCCGACCATGAAGCCGGTGGAACTCGTCGAGCGTGCGCTCCGCAACAGCAGCAAGACCCGCGACACGATCCTCGATCCGTTCGGCGGGTCGGGGACGACGCTGATCGCGTGCGAGCGCGCCAACCGCCAGGCGCGCGTCGTCGAACTGGACCCGAAGTACTGCGACGTGATCGTGCGCCGCTGGCAGGATTACACGGGCGGCAAGGCGGTTCTCGATGGCGGCGGGACTTTCGATGACGTTGCGCCGGAGCGATTAAAGAATGCGGTTTGAATCGAACGGTGCCACAAGGAGATTGCGGCAATCGAAGCGGAGATCCGCGCCGGGAATCCCGACCTTCAAGGCCTGTGCCTGGCTCTCTCGGACTGGTCGGCGGAGTTGCGGATCATTAAAGACGAGCAACGCCGCCTGCGGCGAGGCGGCGATTGGCAAGATTCTGTGGAAATGCGGGGACGCAGGTCGCTTTCGGCGATCTCCTTGCTACTTCAGGAGGCGGCGTCCTCGGCGATCAGCATGCCGTAAAAAAAGCCGCCCGTTTCCAGGCGGCTGATTGGGAGGCAAGCGTGCCTACTTGGCAACGCGGTATGTCCGCTCGCCGGCTTCGTTCTTGGTGGACTCGACCGTGAGGCCCATTTTCTTGGTGAGGTTTCCGCTGATGAAGCCCCGGATGCTGTGGTTCTGCCAGTCGGTGGCCTTGGCGATCTCGGCCATCGTCGCGCCCTTGGGGCGGCGCAGGAGGTCCAGGATGATGTTCTTTTTCGAGAACTCGCGCGGCACTTTGGCCTCTTTCACTTTGGCGGCCTTCTTGCTGGCGACCTTCTCCTTGGCCTGCTTCTTCGGCGCGGCCTTGGCTTGCTTGGCGGCTTTCTTCGCGCCCTTGCTGGCCTTGGGCGCGCCCTTCTTCTGGCTGGCAGCCTTCTTCGAGGCGGCCTTCTCCGGCGCGACCTGCGCGCCCTGTTCCGCAACGGCGGCGGTTTCGGTGGTGTTGGTAGCTTCTGCGTTCTTCATGGTGGTGTTTATCCTTTTGGCGGTTGATCCGCGCATGACGATTCATCACTCCGGTGGCCCCGGAAGGCAAGGGCTTATTTCGGGAATAAAAACATGCCAGTAATGAGCCAGCGGGCGTACTCCCGACAGCGCGGAGTCTCGGCGAGCACCGTCCAGAAGGCAATCGCGTCTGGTCGCATCCACACCTTGCCCAACGGCCAGATCGATTCCGAGATTGCCGACGCCGAGTGGGCGCGCAACACCCAAACCCAAGCGCCACCAGTGGACCGGCGCGGCCAGCAACCAGAAGACGACGCGGAGGTCTTTGGCGCGTCGCAGTATACGAAGGCGCGGGCGGTGCGCGAACACTACCAGGCGCGCCTCGCCAAGATCGATTACGAGGAACGGATCGCGAAGCTCGTCTCGGGCGAAGAGGTCCAGGTCGCCGCCTTCAATAAGTTCCGGCAGTTCCGCGACGCGATGATCAACCTCCCCGACCGCCTGGCGGCGATGCTTGCCGCCGAAACCGTAGAGACCACGGTGCATGCGCTCCTCACGAATGAGATCCGGAAGGCCCTGAATGATTTTGCCGACGAATCTAACGGCTGAAGAGATCTACGGTGCAGCCGCGGCGGCTGGCGCGCGGCCGGACCCGTTGCTTACGATTTCTCAGTGGGCCGACCGCTATCGCTGGCTCTCGCAACGCGCGTCCGCAGAGCACGGGCGCTGGCGCACGGAGCGAACGCCCTATCTGCGCGAGATCATGGATTGCCTTTCGCCCATGTCGCTCATCGAGCGTACGGTGTTCATGAAGGGCGCGCAGATCGGCGGCACGGAGTGCGGCAACAACTGGATGGGCTACATCATCCACCAGGCGCCGGGGCCGATGATGGCGGTGCAGCCCACCGTCGAGATGGCCAAGCGCAATTCGAAACAGCGCATCGACCCGCTGATCGAAGAGTCGGAAGTCCTGCGGAAACTCGTCCGCGATCCGAGGTCGCGCGATTCCGGCAACACGGTTCTGTCGAAGGATTTTCCGGGCGGCGTGCTGGTGATGACCGGGGCGAACAGCGCGGTGGGCCTGCGGTCGATGGCCGCGCGGTACCTGTTCCTCGACGAAGTGGACGCCTATCCCGGCGATGTGGAGGGCGAGGGCGACCCGATCACGCTGGCGATGGCGCGCACGCGGACGTTCGCGCGCCGCAAAGTGTTTCTGGTATCGACACCGAAGATCACCGGCATGAGCCGGATCGAGTCGGCGTATGAGGAGAGCGACCAGCGGAAGTACTGGGTGCCGTGTCCGACGTGCCGCGAGTTCCAGATCCTGAAGTTCGCGCAACTGCGGTGGCCAAAGGGCGATCCGCAGAGTGCGGTTTACATCTGCGAGCACTGCGGCCAGGAGATTCGCAACCACCAGAAGCAGTCGATGCTGGCGCGCGGCGAGTGGCGCGCCGGCGCGAAAGGCGATGGTAGGACGGCGGGCTTCCATATCTCCAGCCTGTACAGTCCGGTCGGTTGGTTCTCGTGGGGCGACGCCGCCAAGCAGTTCGAGCAGGCGCAGAAGAACCCGGCGCTGCTTCAGGTCTTCGTCAACACAGTGCTGGGCGAGACTTGGACGCTCCTCGGCGAAGCCCCGGAGTGGCAGAAGCTCTACGACCGGCGTGAGGACTATAAGGTCGGACTGGTCCCACGCGGCGGTCTGTTCCTCACGGCGGGCGCGGACGTCCAGAAGGACCGCATCGAGGTCGAGATTGCCGCCTGGGGCCGTGGAAAGGAATCGTGGTCCGTCGATTATCGGGTGTTCGAAGGCGACACCTCTCGCGCGGCAGTGTGGGAGAAACTTACCGGCTTGCTGAACGAATCCTTCACAACTGAATCTGGTCTGGAGTTGCCCATCATGCAACTCGCAGTGGATTCCGGCTTCGCCACTATCGAGGTGTACCAGTGGGCGCGGCGGCAGGGCGGGCGCGTGCTGGTGATCAAAGGCGATTCGCGGACTCCATCGCTCATTGGTTCGGCGTCTCCGGTAGAAGTCGGGCCGATGGGCGCGAAGCTGAAGCGCGGCGTCCGGGTGTGGCCGGTCAATTCCGGCATGGCCAAGGAAGAATTGTACCGGTGGCTGCGACAGGATCGGCCCACCGATGAGGATGTGGCGAAGGGGATTCCTTTCCCGTCGGGATATTGCCACTTCCCGCGCTACAGCGAAGAGTACTTCAAGCAGATCACCGCCGAACAGTTGGTGACGAAGATCGTCAAAGGCTATCGTCGGCACGAGTGGCAGAAGATGCGCGAGCGCAATGAGGCGCTCGACTGCCGCGTGTATGCGCGCGCGGCGGCTGGACGGGTCGGCATCGACCGTTTCCAGGAGAAGCACTGGACCGACCTCGAACGCCGGGTGGGCGCGCCTCCAGTGCAGGACGTGAAACAACCGCCGCAACAGCAGCGCACGGATGGCAGGCAGACCGCGCGCAACCGCGTGCGTTTCAGGATGGATCTCTAATGGCATTCACGCAGTCCGATCTCGATGCTCTCGACGCCGCGCGGAAGCAGGGCGCGAGGCGAGTCCGCTTTCAGGATCGCGAGTTCGAATTCGATTCCGTGGACGATTATTTGAAGCTCCGGAATCTGATCCTGAATGACGTCGCCCAGCAGTCCGGGCCGCAGCAAGTGCGCCAGGTGCGCATCTACACGACCAACGGTTGGGGCCACTAAATCGCCGTGCCAATTGAAACGTTGATGACGCTCGCGCGCCAAGCCGGGCACGAGCCGATGCCGATCCCGCGCGTCCCACGTACCCGCGCGATGGGGACGTTCCCGTTCGATGCCGCCGGTCGCGGGCGTCGGGGAATGGGATGGAATCCGCCGTCCCTCGGCCTCAACACGCTCCTGTTTTCGCATGGCCTGGAGTTGCAGGCGCGCAACCGGGACGCGGTTCGAAACAGCGCGTGGGCGGCGGCGGCCGTCGATTCCTACGTCGCCAATGCCATTGGTCGCGGCATTCGCCTGGTGCCGCACCATCCGGACGATAAGATCCGCGACCTGATCACCAGGAAGTGGAATCGATGGATACGCGAGTGCGACGTCGAGTACGACCCGCGGAATCCTGCGTCGGGCCAGACGGATTTCTATGGGCAGCAGATGGTGATTGCGCGCGAAGTCATGGAGGCGGGCGAGTGCTTCGTCCGGTTCCGGCCGCGTTCTGTGAAGGAAGGGCTTACGGTTCCGCTGCAACTCCAGTTGATCGAGGCAGAGCAGTTACCGTTGTGGCGGACGGCTGTCGAGCGGATGCCGCCGAACAACTCAGTCCGGTGCGGCATCGAGTTTCAGACCGATGGGCGGCGCGCAGCGTACCACTTCTGGAAGGCACATCCGGGTGAGACGATGTTTTTCCCGATGGACGCTCTCTCGGTAGAGCGGGTGCCCGCCACCGACGTGTTGCACGTCTACAAGCCGATTCGCGCGGGCCAGTTCCGGGGGCAGCCGTGGCTCACATCGGTGATCGCGAAGCTCTACGAACTGGAGCAATACACGGACGCCGAGATCGTCCGCAAGAAACTCGCGGCGATGATCACCGGGTTCATCACGCAGGCCAGCCCGGACAATCCGATCATCCCTCCGGACCAATACCAGAACGGGCCGACCCAGACAGATCCGGGGACGCAGATCAGCAAGCTCGAACCCGGCACGTTCCAGGTTCTGAACTTCGGCGAAGAAGTGCAGTTTGCCGAAGCCAAGGACAGCGGCGATTTCAAATCGTTCATCCGGACGTGCCTGCAAGCTTTTTCGAGTGGCGCCGGGCTTGCCGAGTATCAGATCAGCGGTGACCTGTCGGGGATCAACTACTCTTCGATCCGCGCCGGCCTGCTGGAGTTCCGCCGCAAGTGCGAGCAGTATCAGCATTCGGTTTTCATCTTCCAGGTCTGCCACCCGGTTTATAAGCGCTGGCTGCGCGAGGCGATGCTGGCGCTGGTGTTCGGCATTGATCTACTGAACGCGTACAGCAAAGATCCCGAGCCATTCGAGGAAGTGCAGTGGGTAACGCCCGGCTGGCCGTGGGTTGACCCCGAGAAGGACATCAAGGCTTCCAACGACGCCATCCGCAGCGGCCTATCCACGCGTTCCACCGAGGTGGCGGCACAAGGGCGCGACGCCGGTGCCGTGGATGCGGAGCAGGCAGCGGACAACAAGCGCGCCGACAAGCTTGGGCTGTCCTACGACAGCGATGGCCGGAAGGTCCTGACCGGGCGCAACGCCGGATTGACGGAAGCCGAGATCCAGCAGGACGCGAGCAAGGGAGAGGTGGACGTGAAGCCATGAGGAATCTGACTCGTGTTGCATCGCGGTTTGTGAACACGCCGCTCATGATTCACCCGCCCAAGCTGGACGTGATCGTCCAGGCGCTGGGGCCACGGCTGGGGATCATTCCGGTGGCCGGCGTGAAGCCCGCGGAACCGTTCGCCGCGGCGTACATGGAGCAGGCCGACGACAGCGGCTACCAGGTGATCGACGGCGTGGCGATCATTCCGATCCAGGGCGTGCTGACGAAAGCGGAATCCTGGGTTTCGGCGCTGAGTGGTTGCAGCTCCTACGCGCAGATCGGGGGCTACCTTCAGGACGCGGTGAACGACGCCGGAGTGCGGGCGATTCTTTGCAGGTTGATTCGCCGGGCGGCGAGACCACGGGATGCCTGGAGCTGTCCGATTACATCTACTCGCTTCGCGGCGCGAAGCCCATCTACGCGGTCGCCGACGACTTCGCGTTCTCGGCGGCCTACGCGCTGACCAGCGCGGCCGACAAGATCTTCGTCACGCGCATGGGAGCGGTCGGGTCCGTCGGCGTCGTGGTGCTGCACACCGAGGATTCGAAGTTCAACGACGAGCAGGGGTTCAAGTACACCTACATCTTCAAAGGCGACAGGAAGGTCGATGGGAACCCGCATGAACCGCTGTCGGAGCGGGCCGAGAAAGACATCCAGTCCGAGATTGACCGGCAGTACGACCAGTTCGTAGCAACGGTCGCGCGGAACCGGAAGGCCGACGCAGAAAAGATCATCGCGACACAGGCCGGCGTGTACTGGTCGGAGAATGCCGTTCCGCTCCTGGCCGACGAAGTCGGAACGCTGGGCGATGCCATGAACGCGCTTCGTCAACTGCTCGGCGAGCCGGTCCAGAGTTCAACGGCGGCGATTGCCGCAAGATCCACAACCAAGGAGGTTACAGCAAGTATGCCCAACGAAACGCTCACAATCGCCGCCGAGGGTAAGAAGCCGGGCGACGGTGGCGGCGACGAGAAGACCAACACCGAACCGAAGTACTGCCACGCGTGCGGAACCAAGCTCCACGCAGACGCAACGTTCTGCCATGCCTGCGGCACGAAGGCCGAAGGCGAGGCGTCCGGTAAGTTCTGCCACGCCTGCGGTGCCGAGCTGCGCAAAGGCGCGGAGTACTGCCACGCCTGCGGCGAGGGCGCAAAGAGCGATGCCAAGAAACCGGAGGGCATGGCTCCGCTCGCCGGCGTCGCTGCCTTGGCCGGCGTGCCGCTCAGGATGCGTCCGGAAGGCGACATCGAAGCCATCGGCGCGCTGTGCAAGATGGCCGGTTGTCCCGACAAGGCCGCGGAGTTCCTCACCAAGAAGAAGTCCACGGGCCAATACTTCAGCGTGGCGGAAATCAGCGAAGAGCTGACAGCCGCCCGCGTGATGGAAAGCGAGAGGAGCATGATTACTTCCCACGTCAACCCGAACCAGGGCGCGGTTGGTTCGCTTCAGGAAATCGAAGCCCAAGCCACCAGCTACGCCCGCCAGAATCGCGGCAAAGAGACTCCGAATCTTTACGCCGAAAGCGGTACCACCAAGCTGACCAAGGAGCGCGCCTACGCCCTCATGCTCGAAGAGCATCCCGAGGTTTACGGCGCGTTCGTGGCGCAGCACAACGCGAAGGGCTTGATCGCCACGCTCGAGCGGGCTGGCGTTCGCCTTGCCCGGTAGGGCGAAAGGAGACCAACAGACATGGCATTCGAACAGACATTACGCACAGTAGGACTTCCGGCGGCGGCGGACCTCACGAGCGGCGGAACTGTGAATCCGCAGTTCTACCTCGTGACCGTCAATTCGTCCGGGCAGATCAACTTCACGGGCGCTGGCGCCGTCGCCGATGGCGTGGTCCAGGACAAGCCCAACGCGCAGGGAGTCGAGGGCGAGGTCGCCATCCTCGGCATCACCAAGCTGGTGACCGGCGCTGCCGTCAACAACGGCGACCCGCTCATGGCCAACGCCAGCGGTCAGGCCATCACGGCGACCTCCGGCAATTTCGTGCGGGCGCGCGCGCTGGCGGCATCGGGCGGCGCTGGCGTGATCATTCCCGCGCTGCTTCTCGGCCCGTACAAGATGTAGCCGTTCACAAACAAGGAGAAATCACAAATGCCTCAGCCAACACTACAAGACGTTCACGTCAACCGACCGCTGACGAACATCTCCGTGGCCTACCTTCAGGAGGCCGCCGGAGTCGAATTCGTCGCGGACAAGGCCTTTCCGGCGGTCCCGGTCGAAAACAAAAGCGACCTGTACTACACCTACGCGCGGGCGGATTTCAACCGCGACGAGATGCAGAAGCGCGCGCTTTCCGCCGAATCCGCCGGCACGGGTTACAACCTGAATTCCACCGGCACGTACAACTGCGACGTCTGGTCGCTGCACAAGGACGTGGATGACCAGATCCGCTCCAACAGCGACTCGCCGCTCGCCCCCGACCGCGACGCCACCATCTTCCTCACCCAGAAGGCGCTGATCCGGCGTGAGAACCAGTGGGTCTCGAAGTTCTTCGGCACCGGGATCTGGACCAATCAGGCCAGTGGCCAGGCGACCGCGGACTCCACGCACGTCGTCTACTGGGACTCCGGGAACTATCCGAACGGCAACCCCATCACGGACATTCGCCACGCGAAGACCCAGATGCGGCTGTCGAGCGGCGGCTTCGCGCCGAACATCTTCGTGGTGAGCCGCCCGGTGTTCGACAAGCTCGTCGATCACCCCGACTTCATCGACCGCACCAAGTACGGCCAGACCGCGCCGAACCCGGCAGTGGCCACCCGTCAGATCATGGCCGAGATTCTCGAACTCGAAGAGGTCCTGGTCATCGACGCCGTCTACAACACGGCGGCGGAAGGCGCGGCCGAATCCAACTCGTTCATCGGCGGCCTGAGCGCGGCGCTGTTCTACCGCCCGAAGAACGCCGGCCTGATGACTCCCAGCGCCGGGTACGTGTTCAACTGGACGGGCCTGATTGGAACCACCGGCGGCGCCGGCGTCCGCATCAAGACGTTCCGCATGGAGCACCTGGCTTCGGATCGCGTGGAGATCGACTCGGCGTTCGATATGCGCCTGGTCTCTGCGGATCTCGGGTTCTACTTCAACAACGTGATCTCGGCGGTGTAGCCATGATGCTTCGTCGTGAATCGTGGGCGCGGCTGACCAGGGGCCTGGTTCCGCCGCTTTACGTCCTGCGCCCGTTGCAGGGCTTTACGCCGTCAGACATCGGCGATGAGTATCCCGCTCCCGATGCCACAAACAAGGTCCAGTTGACGCGCGCGCGGCAGCTTTACGAGCAACGCCGGATCGGGACGCAGGCAGAAGCGGAGCGGGCGTTCTCCAAGCTTCCCAAACAAGAACCGGCTAAACCCGGAAAGGAGAAGAGGCATGGCAATCAAAGTGGAAAAAACGCCCATTAACGCTCCGGAGTTTCAGAGCGCGGGTCCGCAGCCCAACTTCAAAGGCAGCTACCCATCGAAGCAGAAGCAGTTCCTGTCGGCGGTGCAGACGGGCAACGGTGCGCAGCAGAGCATCGCGCACGGCCTGGGGTCGGTGCCTGCGGGCGTGTTGGTCTCCTGCGCCGACAACAGCGGGAGTGCCAACGTCTTCACGGTGACCGAGGGAACCCACGACGCGACCAACGTGAAGGTGACCGTGACCACCAGCGCGAAGTACAAGATCCTGGCCTGGCTCTGATTCCGATGAAAGCAAAATCGTTCGGCAAGATCCCCGTCCCGACGCCGGGTACGCCCGTGCCCGTTACCAGTGACACGAATCTGCGCGTGGAGCGGATGCGCTTCGCGGCGGCCATCGGCGATACGGGGCGTGTGTTTCTCGGCGTCTCCGGCATGAACAAGGCGAACGCTACGGGCGTGGTCAAGGAGTTCTGGCCCACGGGTTCGGGTGGCGGCGTCGCGGATTCATTCGACATCTGGGCGGAAGACTCCAGGCATTTGCTGGTGCCATCGGACTACTACGTCGATGCCAACAACGCGGGCGAAGGACTGATCGTCGCCTACTGGACGTGAGATGCCGAACTGGCCCAGCATTGAAGCGTTCGTGGACGGCGTCATTTCGCAGACGTTCGGCGAGCCGGTGGTGTACCAACCGGTGCAAGCAGGCGCGGCGCAGGGAAGCGCGTTCACGGTGACGGCGGTGCGCCATCTGCGCGTGCGCGAGGAGTCCGGCGCGATGGCGAACTTCGAAGAGATCTCGGTGAATCCTTCCGACTTCTCGAATCCGCCGGCAAAGGGCGATTGGGTGACCGCGTGGGGTGCGCAGTACGTGGTGACGACGGTGCGGCAGCCGGATGCCTACGGCATGCTCAACCTGGCACTGCTGCAGCGCGCGAGTTGACGGTTCCGTGATCAATCCGAAAACAATACTTGGCGAGTGGGTGACTGCGCTCCAGTCCTGCCCGGACTTGGTCGATGCGCTGGGCGGCGACGGCGACAACATCCGCGCATTCATGGAAGGGCTGGCTACCGACAACAATCTTCGGCTGGCCATCCTACAGATGCCGCCCGGCTCGATTCTGGTTGCCTGGAATGGCACCACGCCGCGGCGTCTCACTGGCGGATCACTGCACTTCGCCCATCGCTTCTCGATCTACTTGCGGGCGCCGGAACAGAATTCCACCGCGACGTATGCCGATCTGTTCTGGCTGCTGGTGAGCGCAATACCAACGGGTGCTCCATCGTGGGCGTCGCTTCTGCATTTCCAGATCGATCCCGATTGCTACCCGATGGACATGGATCTGCCCTCCGCGCAGCGAAACACGGTTGTGGTGAGCGCGGACGGGGCGACCCTCGATTACTTCGAGGTGCAAGCAACGCTCGTGGAGCAAGGCAATCCCGGCGGGGAATGAGGACAACATGGAAACGGTTTTTATGAGATCGCCGGATGGCGAAGTGAAGGAAGTCGAGGCGACCACCGAAGCTCTGACGCCCCGCATGGCGTCCGGTTGGCATCAGGTTCCCGCGCCGGCGGCGGCGCAGAAGCCAGTAGTTGTGGCTGAGGAGGAAAAGTAGCATGGCGAACATCAGTGAATTGCTGAACGGTTGGGGATTCGGCAAACAGACCGCCATCGGAACGGCGAATCTGGTCGCCACCATCTGGCGTCACACGAATCTCAATACCAAACCGTGGGCGAAGGTCCCCGTGAACGAGGATGACCGGGCGGAAATCGGTAAGGGCCACGAGTTCCCGACGCAGCTCTTCAAGTCGCATTACAACATGCCGGCCTACGAGCTCTCGAAGTACGCCTCGTCGGAGTTCCTCGCGTGGGCGATGTCCTTCTCCATGGGCAACGTCGTCATGAGCGGCAGTGGTCCGTACACGTACATCATCGTTCCGGCCCTGGGAGCCACGAACCCGACCGGCCTGGAGTTGCCCTACTTCTCGTTCGTGCAGCAGATCCGGCCCGGCGGTTCCGCGGTGTTGGACGAAATGCTGGTGGGCTGCGCGGTCAAGGGCTGGAAGCTCTCCATCAAGAACTCGCCTGGCCGCGCCAGTGCGATGTGCTCGGTGGAGTGCGTCACCACCGGCCAGTACACTTCGCCCAGCGGCATCACGCTGCCAGCCATCTCCACGCCGCATGAATTCAATGCCGGCATGATCAGCGCTCTGACCTTCAACGGCATCAACTACCTTTCCGGCGGCAGCGCCAAGCAGTTCGTGTCGATGGAAGCCTCCTGGGAAAACAACTTCCGGCCCGGCTTCTTCCCTGGCTCGGGAGCTCAGGATGGCTACCAGATCCAGGGGCGTTTCGAGTGGGGTGATCGCGCCTTCGCGGTGCAGTTTGTGGTGCGCGTGCAGGCGGGATCGACCGAGTACTCGAACCTGATCAACCTGACCACCGGGACGGCCACGTTCACCATGACCCGCGACGCCAACAACTCGTTCACGATGCTCATCCAGAAGATGGGCTTCAACGTCGCCGAACTCGGGAACACGGATGGCATCGTGACGCTCCAGATCACCGGCGTTCAACTCTACGACCCCACCAACGGGATGGTGACGATGACAATCACCACTCCGCTACAGGGCATCTGCCAGTAGGAGATTCACATGGAAATCGAAAAGAAAGCGGGCTTCGACGCCTCGAAGCCGTTCGTGGTGCCGATCCTTTCGGGCGGCGAGAAGAGCTGCGAGGTGCGGTTCCCCTCGGACGAGGAGTGGTGCGCCTGGGCGCGTGCGCAGCGCACCGTGCGCCATTTCCTCGGGCGCGGGAAGTCGCAGAGCGAAGACGTGGACCTGCCCAAGATCAACGCGGAGTTATTCGCCAAGATCCGCACGGACAAGGACGGCCCCGCCTTCGATGATGCCGAGGCCGGCATGGTGATCGGCCGCATTGAGCGGTGCGCCGTGGCCAACGTCGAGCGCGAAGGTATCAATTACAGGATCGAGATGAAGATCCCTGGCACGCGAGTAGTTCACGTGCTACGGATGCCCACCGCCAAGGAGATGCAGGACCATGAGCGGGCTTCGACCAGCGTCGTGGCCGCTCGCAGGTCCGTCGAGACGCGCGCGTTCCTAGAGCCGAGCGGCGCGCTCTACGACAAGCTGCACATCTCGCACGAAGGGTACGCCGACACCGTGCCCATCGTTCACAAGTCGGCTGCGGTGTCCGAGGTCATTGCGCAACTGGCAATCGAGGCTGACGAAGACCCGGAATAGCCGCGCCCGGCGACTGGCCGGAAGAGCCGGGCGTGCGATTCCTGATCCGGTCGGTGCTGCACCAGGGCAGGCTGTGCGGGCCTGACGAAGAGTGTCCCGACCGCGTCTTCCGCTGCCGCCGATGCGGTTACTCCGCGCAGACCGAATTGGATGGCTGCCCCGCCTGCGGCGCGGATTGGAAGGCCATCGACGTCAGCCATGGCCCCGGCTGTCCCAAGAACCTGCTCGAAGAGGCAATGGACACGCCGAACGGCTCCCTCGTGCGGCGGTGCTTCCGTATTCTAAACGCGAAGAACATCGGGTTGACGATCACGCTCGCCGACATCACCGAGGAGGATCCGCGTGCTCGAACTGATCGAAGCCGAGCGGCAAGAGGAGACGAGGTCACGGCTCAGCGCCGAGCGAGTCAGCTTACGGTGCTGACGTCTGGAGTTCGTTCATTGAGCCAGATCACAAAGATGACTATACCTGGAAAAACGCGGCTTGGGGTGTTGCATCGAACTGGAGAATCAACAACTCAGGACTGGCTACAACTGCCACCACGATCCAGATCGCGATGAGCGTCACTATTCCTTTCACGATTGTATGGCGGTCACTAATTTTAGTTGCACCGAAGCCGCACAACATCCCGACTGCAAACACTGGTAGAAACCACTCGGCATCTCGCGCCATAATGAACCACCCCAATCCCCCACAGACGACGGCGACAACACTGAATACGACCCGCATTGCGGGTTCTAGCATCTTTGGCAACTCAGAATCGCCTCGCCGTTCATGTGGACGACGCTCCGGGAACCGATGGCTCCAGTCACGAAGCTTGTCCCAGAGGAACCACGTCGCTGACACTCCGCCGAGCAACGTGGCGATATTCAATAGAAGCTGCATCGCTGGCATCTGCTCCGAATTGGTTTAGTCTAGCAATGCGTGGCGGGCAAGTGGGGGATAGCCCCGTTCAGTGCGGTGCAGGACAACACTTATGGAGAGATTTCAAACTGTCATCCGCCGCGCTCGGTTTGTGTACTCGCCCTACACCGCCACGGAAATGCAGGGCTTCGCGCAGGTGTTGGCCGATTCGATCCGGGTGCGCATCCAGAGCGGGCAGAACATCTACGATCAGGCGGCGGCGCCACTGAAGCCCGGACTGGCGGGCCGACGTGGTTACCCCGACTACAAATCAGCGCGCGGTCTGAATCCCATCCGTGACTGGACCTGGAGCGGGCATACCCTGCGGTGCCTCAAGGTCCTCACCGCGAACGAAAACCGCGCGGCGATTGGGTTCCTGGACGAAGCTCTTCCTGGCCGGCGAATGACGGCTTCGCAGATCGCCGCCTTCAACAACCGGCGCGAGGCGCAATGGGGTGTGTCGCCGCGCGACCGCCAGGCGGTTCTCGCCGCGTTCCAGGCGCGTCCCTTCGTGATGCTCAAGGCAGCTTGAAATGGCAGACCAGGCAGAGCGCGTAATCCTCGAAGCCGAGGACCAGGTCACCCCGATAACGGACAAGGCCAACGCCGCCCTAGACGGCTTCGAGAAGAAAGCGGAATCGTCGCATGGCAAGGTCATCCGGATTTCGGATCAGACTCGGTCCTCCGTCCAGCGGCTCATCGCCTCCCTCGAAAAGCAGGCCGAGACCTACGGCAAGAGCGGCGTGGACCGGCTGATTACCCAGCGGGACCAGCTTCTCCAACGATACAACCGGGAGCCGCAGGCCATCGACGCGATCACCAGATCCTACGAAAAGATGATCGCCATGGAGGAAAAGGCCGCGCGCGAAGCTCTCGCGGTTAAGGCGGCGAAGGAAGCCGAAGAGGCATTGCGAAAGCAGTCCGAGGCCATCACTTCGTTCGGCGACCGGGTCAGCCAGTTCATGGAGAACCCGCTCCAGGGAGCGAAGGGCGCACTCTCGTCCGTGCTGACGACTCTTGGTCCCTTTGGCATTGCCGTCACGGCTGGTGCTGCTGTATTGGGCACCATTGCGGCGTCCGCTTTCGAGGCGGCGAAAAGTCTCGGCGAATATGGCACCCGCGTGAAGGACGCGGAACTGCGCACTGGCTTGACCGCAAAGGAAGTCGGGCAGTTCGGCTTCGCGGCGCGCGCCGTCGGACAGGACATCTCGATTGTCGAGCGTCTGATGCGTGGCCTGTCCCAGGCGGCCGACGACAATTCCAGGGAAGGCGAAAAGGCGCGGGCTACCTTGCGCGGAATGGGCATCGATTTCCACACTGCCACGGGAGAGATGAAACCCACCTCCGAGATTCTGACGGAAATGTCCGAGGGCCTGAACAAGCTTCCGGAAGGGCTTCAGCGGGACGCCGCCGCCATGGACCTGTTCAAAAAGGTTGGCGTGGAAGCGATTCCGTTCATGACGGAACTCAACGAGAACCTGCGCGTCGCCCACGAACAGGGCTTCGGGCCGACCGAGGAAGACATCCGGCGCTTTGCCGAATACCAGCGTGAAGTGACCGTGCTCGAAACCAAGTGGGACGCGCTGGTCCGCAAATTCAAAGAAGGGTTGGTCGTTACGGTGACGTGGGTCGGGAAGGGCGTGGACTGGTTCCTCAATAACATCAGCACCGCCGGAGACGATGAACGGGAACACCGCGAAGAGGAACAGGCGCGCCAGGATGCTGCCGCCATTCGGGCGGCGGGCGGCATTGGGGCGAAGACGTCGATCTCCGGTCATCGTCAACAGGTGGCTGACATGGAGCGGCAGGCGCCGGAGATCATGAAGAACCGCGATGCCACCTTGAAGCGCATCGAGGATTTGCGGGCCCAACAGCAAGGGCTGGTCGGCGATTTCGGCATCCTGCAAGCGATTGCGCCCACCCGCGACGAGGAGGCCCGAGCGAAGCGCGCAAGCGAAATCCAGGACCAGATCCAGCAGTTGCAGAAGATGCTGGCGGATGCCGAGGCAGCCACCAAGCGGACAGACCTGCGTGCCGGCAAGGAAGAGACGGATCGCATTCGCGCCCGGTTCTTCGGCACGCACGATGGCATGGAGAAGGCTTACGCCGACGCCAAGAAGGATGTCGAGCGGCTCCAGAAGCAACTGCTCGAACCCGACAAGCCGTTGACGAAGGCTCAGGCACAGGGTCTAGGCCAACAACTCCACACCGCGGAAGCTACCGAGGCGCGCCGCAAGGCGGCATTGGACGCGGTGGCAAAGGGCGCGGAGCAACTTAAGGATTTCCGCCGCCAGGCGGCCGAGTTCGAGAAGAAGGGCGATGAGGCCGAGCTTGACGCGATCGGCAAAATCTACTATCAGCGCGACCAGCTTCTACAGCAGGCCGCGAAGGTCAAGGCTTCGGAATCGGAAATTGCGGCGATCCGCAAAGCAGCGGACGAGCAGGCAGCCGTCCTGTCGAAGAAGGCATGGGAGGAGTTCGAAAAGTACGCCGACAAGCAAGCGGCCGAGCAGCAGAAGAAAATGCTCGCACTCATGATGCCGAGCAAAGAGCAGATGAAGGAATGGGAGGAAGGCTTCGCCGCGCAGGAACGGATCGAGGACATCGGAGTCCAGGCGCAGCGCGATGAATTGCGGCGGCGCGCCGGGCGGTCCGCGCGCATCGCGGAACTGACTGCCGGCCAGGAAACGCCGATGGCCATGTCTGAGGCCGAAAAGCGGGAGCTATCGGCGCGAAAGGAAGAGGCAGCGGCGCAGCAAGCCTACCAGATCAGACTCGATCTGGCCGTCCAGTTGGCGGGTATCGAAGCGGAGCGGATATCGAAAGAAGAGAACGCGGCGAAGCGCTCCGTGCTGGCGGCGCAAGCGCAGAAAGATCTGTTTACGGAAATCGCCCAGGCGCAGGACCAGCTCGAGGAAAAACAGGCGCAGCTCCAGCAGAAGCGCCAGCAGGAGATCCAGTCGCAGTTCGACAGCCTCCAGAAGCAGGCAGAAAAGCTGATCGACGTTCTGTTCACCAAACCCAAGAACTTCGGCAAGGATCTGCTGAATACGGTCCACGCCGCGGTGCTCAAGCCGGTGACCGAAACGCTGGGCGGCATGGCGGCGAACGTCCTCCATCCGATCATCTACGGTGCGGATGGGCAGGGCGGACTCGCTGGTGTATTCAAGGGCGGCAAGCAGGACCCGGTGCGCGTGTCCACCGACCAGAACACCGCCGCGACCATGCAGAACAGCGCGGTGATGGCGGCACTGACGGCCATCCTGGCCGCAGGCATGGGAGTGGCTGCTCCATCCTTGCAGAGTGGTGCCACTGGCGCTGCGGGCGTTTTGGGAATCTCAATTCCATCGATCTCTGCGCCGGCCAAGATGTCCCCCGCTCCTTGGAGTTCCAGCAGCGCCGGATCAAACCCGATGGCAATGCTGTTCAGCAGTGCCACGCGTGGCGGCTCCGGAGCGGCTGGCGGTGGAGCGGCGGCCGTGGGAACGGATCACTCTTGGTCGGGCGCGGTCACCGGCGGTTACACGCCCGCTCCTTGGGCTGCTGGCGGCGGAGATTGGTCCGGCGCATCGGCGGGGGTGCCGACGGTGAGCCGGGCGCAAGGTGGGACGGGCGGATTCAATCCGCTGGCGATGCTGTTCGGCGGCGGGGCGCGCGGCGGCGCGGGTGGTGGGAGCGGGCCGAGCGGTCTAGCGGGAATCGTCAGTAACCTCAAGCGCACGAACTGGGGCAGCTTCAACCGGAGTCCGTCTAATCCGACCTACGGCACCGATGAAAACGGCAACGACGTCCAAACCGGGGATTCCGGCGGCAAGATCACGGGTGTAGGTGGCGTGGCAGGGGCCGCGATGCTGGCGGGCGGCACCATGCTTGCGCAACAAGGTCTGCTCGGGAACAGCCGTGGCACATGGACGGGCACAGCGGAAGGGACGGCTGGCGGGGCGGCTATCGGGTTCCAGATGGGAGGCCCATTGGGCGCGCTAATAGGCGGCGCTGCCGGTTTCGGCATTGGTATCGGAGAGATGATAGCCGGCGTCAAGTCGCCGCAGAGGGAAGCACACGACGATATCAAGAGCATCTACGGTGTCGATATTCCCCAGAACAGCGGCACGATCAAGCAGGTGGTCCAGATCGCGCAGTCGCAGTTCGGCGGCCAGATCGCGGTGGCCGTGCGATCCCCCAGCGTTCGGCAGCTTGTGATGTTGTACTCGGAAGCCACCGGCCAAAAGATGCCGCTATCGGCCACGACGCCGTACGCTGGGAGTCTGGTGGAGCAGGGCGGAAAGCTCTATCAACAAGCCAGCTACCAGGATGGCCAGGCTCACGCCTACGCCTCGAACATTCCGACGCTCGGCGGCATTGCGGCAGGAACGTACCCAACGCCCGGTGGTCCGAACACCACTGGCGGCAGCGGCGCGACGTACCTCTCGCTGAACATCAGCGGCAACGACGCCGCGAACTTCATGACCGGCCAGTTTGTGACGCCGCAGTTTGTGACCGACCAGGCGATGGCAGCGCAGTATTCGAGCTACGGGCGCACGCAGCAGTCGGCCAACATGCAGTTGCCCGGATTGACGGTGGCTTGATCTAAAATGCCAGGCAATCTCGTCCAATCCGAACCCAACGGGGTGATGCCTGCCTCGCTGTGCACCGCGTTCACGGAGTTGCGCGAGTATGCTCAACTCCAGAACCAGTTTCACGATGGCACAATCCAGCGGTCGCAGCTTGCGCAAACCTCGCGCCGGACGTTCCGGCTCAGCAAGCGATTGAGCGCATCGGTGCTCTCGGCGCTGTACAGCTTCTGGGTATCGCAGAATGCCGGCCTGATCCCGTTCGCCTTCTACAATCCGTTCGACGTGGCGTCGGGCCAGCAGATTGGCAGCAACTACGATCCCACCGGCAACAACACGCAGGGGCGCGTGACAGTGGTGTTTCGCGGCAACTGGGCGCAGACTACGGATATCGCACGCTCCAATGTGCAGGGATTGGAACTGGTGGAGGTGGCGTAACAGCAGTGCCGTCCGTGAGAGGTCGCACACGATTGTCTCCGAACGCACCAACGGTCAAATGGCCGCAGATCTTGCGGAGCGGCTGCCGGTGACACTTTCCGAGAGTGAGCGGGGATGCGCCAGGATTCAGTATGGACCCTTTTCGAAGATGAAGAACGAGCCGGTTGCCTCGTCAAGAACTCCCAAATCCAGATGATTGATGGCCCATCTGAGCTTCCGCTTGGCTGGCACGGTACCGGAACTGTATAACGTGCTTTCCAGGAATGGCTTGTCATCTAGCTTCGGGTCAATTTGCTGGATACGCGTGGCGTAGCGCTGTGCCGCTCTGACGAGCACCGTGGGATGACCAGAAAGTGAAATGCCGGAGCCACCCAGCCCGCCAAAGAACAACGCACCAGGCAAAGCTCCCCGCCTCTGCCTATCCTCGAAAATACTCCAAAGTCGCGCACGCTCCGCGGGCATTGCGTTGGGATCATCGCTCTCGAATACCTTATGGTCAAAAATCCCAATCACATTGAAGGTATCGCGCGATACCGCCGCCAAGAGCACTTCATCCGTTCGAACAATGTGCCCATCCGTCTCCAAGGTCATTCCAAGGTGAAAATGATGGAAGCCCATCACGTTCAAGAGCAAGTCCTTATCCGCCCAGCGGTCTTCAGTGGTCGCCGGTTTCTCTGCGTTGGGCGTAAATCCTTTCGTCTTCTGCTTCACCGACAAATGCGGAGTGAGGTCATTTCCTGTCTCCACCTTCTTTAGGAAGAACTGAATATTTGCGGAGAGGGACTGCCAACGAGGGTCACTTGACACGTTCGATTCAAGGGTGACCGTTCGTGGGCGCGCGGAAACGTAACGAATCCGCCAGTTCAAATAATGGACTAGCTGCTCCGCCAGAGGCTTCTTTTTAAGCGTCTCCAGCGTCTTCTTGTCGTTTGGAAACTTCGGAAGTTCCTTCACGAGACCCTCTCGAAGATTCTTGACGCGCTTCGACTCCCCAGTAGGCATTGGGATTCTTCTCCATCTAAGTGTACCGGACGAGCTGGCACCATTTCACAGTCTGGGATCAGCACCTAAAGGGCGCGCTCGCCAACTCCGCTTCCACAACCCATGTCCGATACCATCGGTCGCATCACCGTCCCCACGGTGCTGAACTCCGGCCAGACATTTCCGCTCACCACGCAGTACCCCTTCGGCTTCTCCGTCGAGCGCCCGGTGATCGTGCATCGCTTCGGCTCGCTCGACGCCAAGCAGGAGCAGCGGTATTACGTCGGGATCGGGCCGCGCAAGTTTCAGTTCAAGCACCCAAACCTGAACTGGGCCGAAACCAACCAGATCAAGGCGTTCTGGGAGGCGATGCAGGGGCCGTGGAAGGCGTTCACCTACAACGTCCCCAATCCCGGCGGCTCAACAACCGGCGTGCTGGTGACCTTCGAGCAGACGCCGATCTCGTTTGAATACCTGCGCAACGCGGTGCAGGTCGGACTGAACCTCATCGAGGTTGTCGATCCGACACAAGCCCCCACCTACGCGGTCAACTCCACCTGCCTGCGGTTCCCCTCTACCGCCCTGTCCACGGCACTGCTCTCCGAAGTCCAGCAGATCATCCCGCTGGTGCACATCCGCGTGCGCGAATCCGCGGTCGCCGACATCTACGTCTCCGACCGTCGCGTCACGGTGGGCGGCCAGCTATACCTGCCGCGCCTGATCGGAATCGGCGAGCCTGGCTCCGACGTCCTGATTTCGCAGGACATCAAAGGCACCTCCGATAACGTCCGCTTCACCTTCGGCAATGGCGACCGCGTGATGACGCAGCTCGCCAACGACACCGACCTGAAGTACGCCGAGATCGACCTCTGCCTTTTCCATGTGAACTCCGGGATTCTGCTGCAACTGTGGAAGGGTGTCATCCAGAATTTCACGAGCGATGGAACGCCTATCTTCCCAGTCACCTGCTCTGACGGGTTCTTCCAGATCATGAATCAGTACCCCGAGCGGCAACTCAGCCGCCAGTGCTGGAAGACCTACAACGATGGCGTGAACTGTCCGTGGGCCTCAAGGGGTCGCAGCGCCGCGGCGGTAACGGCGGCCGGCGGCGATCCCACGAGCTGCGACTATTACCTCGAATCGGCGAACGGTTGCCAGGTACACGGCATGGCTCCCTACTTCGGCGCGCACCAGGCCGACCCACAGGGCGTCGTCATCAAGGACGATTCCACCGGCTTCCTCGGCTTCGGCCGCAACACCGTCACGGCCACGTCGATCCTCTCCGATACGGTCTGGGGCCTGGCGCTGCCGGAGATCTGGTGCAACAGCGGCGGCAATCCCCTCTATGCGTTCATGGCCAGCGCGCTGATGGTCGCGTATCGCGATGAATCGGGATACGCCGACTCGCTCGGCATTCTCAGCGCTGGCCCTCTCGGCGGATTCACCGCGTCGATGGTGGTCACGAACGCGGACGGCTATCGATACGTGGTCGCGCCCATGGTCGATGGGTACTTATGGCAGGGCCTCAAGCTCGACGGCAATCTGAACGTCACCAAATACCAGCCGGGCATGGGGCTGCGCTACGTCACCGGCAGCGACCCGGCGAATGCGAGCACCGACTACTTCTCGCTCGGCCAAGGGTCGCCGCAGGTCTGGGAGCCGAATGTTTACGCGGCGGGCACGGCGGCGTGCGAGATCCGCATCGTCAAGTCCACCACCATTCAGCCGAGCACTCCCGACCAGCACCAGATGACGGTTCCCATCGACTACGGGATGTGGGGCTGGACGTGGGACCAGAGCGGCAACCGCACGGCGGTCAGAGGCCTCATCAATCCCTTCTGGATCGCCGTCAACATGCTGCTGCGCGCGATGGGCTTGTATGGCGATCCGTCCACCGGGTCAAATCCTGCCGGCGGAAGCGGTCCCACCTCGTTCGCGCAGCTCGCCACGTTCGTGCTGCCGTCCTTGATAGTGGGCGATGGAAGCGGCGCGGCCGAGATCGCGGCTGACCAAGTCGCAGCCATCCTCGGTACCGGCGTCGAGACACAGTTCCAGTTCCAGGGAATCATCAGCAGCCAGAAGCCGTTTCGCGATTGGCTCACCGAGGTGCTCAATTGCTGCCTGGGCTTCTACACGTGGGAGTTCGGGAAGCTGAAGCTCGGATGCCGCATCAACGCCAGCGCGGTGGATGCTTACACCCTCGCCAACTCTCTGTTTCAAAGCCTGCGGCTGACGCCGATTCAAGCCGGATTCGAGCACTTGGTGCTTTCGTTCGCCGATGTCGCCTATCAGTACCAGGCAAACACAGCCGAGTACTGCGACAAGAGCCACTCGGCCTACTACGGGCGCGCGGGGTCGCCGCTCACGAGTCAGATGCACTCGGTGGGGTGCTCGTCGCTCAGCCAGGCGTTGCGGATCGCAGCGACTCGCACGCGCGAGGAGATCGGCGGCGTGAATCCCGCCGAGTGGCGCGACGCGCGCAACGCCGCATGGCAGACCACCCTGCTCGGTCTTGGCAACGAGGTCGGGCAAGTGGCCTCGATGACGCATCCGGACATCCCCGGACTTCATGGAACCTGCAACGTCACCGGCACCTCGGTCACCTGGGCCAGCGGCGATGCCTTCGACACGTCCATGGAGAACAAGGAAGTCGTGATCAACGGCGTGCAGGTGTTGATCACGGGCTACACGACGGACCCGACCTACCACACGGTAACCGGCTTGCTCCTGGCTTCGGCGCCGGGCAACGGAACCAATCTTCCGTTCCAAATTGTGACGATGTCCTTCAGGATTCAGCGATGGAGCCTGAAGAAGGACTGGTCGGTGCAGATAGAGGGCCAGACCGTCACCGATTCCATGTACGACCTGGACGTCGGGCCGAAGCCGATGGACGTCGTGCCCGGACCACTGCCGCCTCTGTTCTATTCGATTCCGCTCGGGCCGGCGTGGGCTCCGTACCAGGTGCAGGCGGCGGCGAATGACGCGCTGTTTCCCGGCGAGTGGACCTTCGATACCAACCAGTCCTACGCGCAGATGGCCGATGGCAGCATGCTCGCGAACCTGGTGGTCACCGGAAAGTTGCCAGTGAACGAGTTCAGCGCCACCGGCGCGGGTGCCCCCGGAATTGGATCGATCTCGCAGTCCGCGACAGGCGGATCGTTGCCGGCCAACGTGATGTTGCGCGTGGCCATCTGCGCGGTCGATTCGAACGGGCTTCCTTCGGCTCCGTCGAATATCGCCATCATCGGAACCGGCGCGGCGGCGGGTGGCGCGTTCACACTGGCGAACATTACCTGGCCGGCGGTCGCGGGCCTCGTTTCCTACGTGTTGTTCGTGGCTACCCAGGACGATCTGATCTGCGCGCAGGCCACTGGAGCGCTGACAGCGGGTCCGAACAGCACTTACACGCCTGGATCGATCACCTTCGGCGGGCCGCTGGTGCGCTCGACGTGGGCATTGCCATCGCCGTATGTCAGCAAGGTCCGGCTGAAAGCCAAGCACGAGATTCATGGCGGGATCATCGGCGCGCCCGTCGATAGAGTCTCAACCGGGGCGCTCGTGGCCGGGTATCTGAAAGGCATCCCGCCGTCCAGTAATCCTTCGTTCACACCGGTGGGCCGCATCATCTCGATCATTGGCAGGCCGGAAAGTGCCACGCCGTACTTCAGCGCAACGGTCACTTCGTGGGATTCCAGCACCGGAACCATCGGCGTCACTCCGGACCCCAACGGCATTGTGCAGGCGGGCGACTGCCTCGTCCTCCGGTTCAACGCCGATGCTTCGAACTCCACCAACCCCACCTCCATAACGGACTCCGGGTGCCAGAACATCGCCTATCCCGGCGGGATGACGCCCGGCGCGGAGGTCGGCAATCTGGTCCGGGTGATTCGGGGCGTCTCGCGCGGTCTACCGCCCCGGAAGATCACCGCGAACACGGCGACCACCATCACCTGGGACCTCCCCATGGTCATCAACCCCGGCGACGTGTGGATCATCGAGGAGCCGACGTGGCCGTACTCCTGCGACACAACCTCGCTCGATAACGGCAACCCACTTGCGGTGACTACGATCAACATGCCCACCGGCAATTTCGTGGACGAGGCCCTCGTGATCGCGGGCTTCACGGTGGACGTGAACGGCAACGAATCGCCCGACGGCGATGCGCCGATCCGCGAGGACTGGGTGTTCGGCGCGGAAGGACTCTCAAAAGTCGCCGGCCTTGTCTTCCAGATGCAGGGCACGCTTGGTGTGGAATCCAACGCCGCGCAGCCTCTCTATTTGAACCGCCCCGTCACTGTCGGTGACGTGAAGGCTTACGTCCAGGCCGCGCCCACCGGCGCGGCGATCACGTTCACGATTTACGTCGGAGGCACGGCTTGGCTGACCTTGACCATTCCTGCCGGCCAGACGGCAGTGGTTGCCACTCCGTCGCAGATCGGCGCTCTTACCGAGATCCCGGCGAACACGGCAGTCTCCATCGGAATTACGGCGGTCGGCACAACGTTCCCCGGTTCGAACCTCTCGGTCTTCATCTACTCGTGATCCAGAATCGCACCACGTCAACCCGACCACCTGAGTGCGCCACAAGTGCGGCTCTGGCATTTTGCGTGATAGCGCCATCCCTCGGCGGGCGTCGGCTTATTGCAACCGAATTGTCTTCGAGCGCTTTACGCTGCCAGCCGACAATAGCGCGGGTTGCTCGCGAAGTTACCCCAATGACCGCTGTGCCCGCACTGAAGGTGACAAGGTCTGCACATTTCCTTGGCCTTGCTATTGTCGGCCCGGCCGCCATAGTGATGCAGTTGCGTTTTCGGGAACTGGTAGCCGCAGCACTCGCACCATCCGGTCTTCTCGAAATCCCATGAAAAGTGCTGGCGCTCGCCGACATGGGGACAACGGGCAACGTTGTGGCTCTTGCTGCCACAAGCGGAACATCGCCGCCGCTGGGGTTCGGGTTCGCATAGTTTGTAAAGTGCGTAGCCACCGAGTGCAACCAGAGCCGCTCCCACGAGAAACTCCCCAAGTGTCGGCAGCGTGTTGACGACGGGTTGCTGGTAGGGCGCAAACTGCGAGAGATCGAGGTAAACCCGCTGCTCCGGGACATAGAAAGTATTGGGCTGCTGTTGGATAAACCTGGAATCCATGATCGCCATCGAATCTCTCCTTCCCATGATTGTATCGCTTCGATCACCCCAGACCCCGAGAAGCATCGCCATCACGGATGTAGCGACTGCGCCACGCTTTCTGTGGTCCAGTAGTTAAATCATAAGTCTAAATCATCCGTCTAAATCGACCGCTGTTACGGGGTGCGACTGACGTCGAGGCGACCAGTCAGCCCGAACCGGATCTGGAGCAATAGAGGCCGTTCGATGGACCAAATCTACAAACTGCAGCCGCATCGCACGGTGCACTTGCAGGGCTTTGACGACTACGGCGCGGCTGCGGCATTGTGGGGCGCGTCCGACACCGGCTTCACAGTGTCCGGCGTGTTCCGCGATTTGGCCGATTTCGCCGTGCTGGTCCTGTTCCAGAAAGACGATCCGTTCGGTCACCCGCTGTTCTCGTATCTTCCAGACGGCGATCTCACCGGCCTCGTACTCGATTTCGACGTCACCTGGCAAGGCATTCAATCCTGGGAATCGCTCAAGAGCGCCTGGACGGATTGGAACACCCTTGATTACTCCGTCAACGGCGTCGGCCACACGGATGTGAAGTGGATCGGCACGCCTGGCATCACGATCACCTGCAACACGACAGGGCGCGCGGGGGCATCGGCCACCTTCACGCTCAATCAAACCAGCGCGCAGGCTGGCGACAAGGTCACGCTGTGGTATCAGAACCAGTCGTTCATCAGCCCGGCGATCATTCCCGGCAATCCGACCACCGACCAGGCTCTGTGGTGGCAGGGATCGGTGGCGACTACCGACCAAGCGCTGTGGTGGCAGGGGAACGCGGCTTATAACCATTGGGTCAAGATCGGATCGAACACCTATTCCTGCCTCGAGGGATCGCTGAACAGCGCGGGTGTCGCGAGCAACGTCGCCGCCCAGATCAATGCCTCCGATCCAAATTGCTCCTGCACCACGGGAGGCGCCTATGGCAACGAGATCTTCATTTCGCTGAGGTCGGGCGAGTACGGCCCCGTGGCAGTGTCTAGCTCCGACGGCTCTGGGGGTGCCACGCTGTCGAACTACCAGCACTGGGTGAAGATCGGCAGCGTCACGTATTCCTGTTACGAAGGATCGCTGAACAGCGCGCAGATAGCGGCCAACGTCGCGGCGCAGATCAACGCTACCGACCCGAACTGCACGGCCACCGTGGGAGGCCAGTACAACAACGAGATCCTCATTACGCTGAAGGCCGGCGTCGCGGGCCCAATTGCGGTGTCGAGTTCGGATGGCTCCGCGGCTGCATCGCTGACGCAAGGCACGGATGCCGCCGCTATCCTGAACAACATCGCCAACCAGATCAACGGAACGAACTGGGTGCAGAACGGCCCCGCCGTGCTCGCCGCCGCAGTGGCGTTGCCGAATCAGTTGGTCGTTACGGCCACGCCGGGTGCCGACGGCAACATGGTGGCGTTCTACCAAACGGACAACAACGCCAGCAGCCGTCTGTACTTCACTGCGGCCAACTGGAATTTGTCCGGCGGCTCATCGGACAACGTGTCCTGGCACGTACACATCGATTTCACCGCGCTCGGTTGGAGCAGCGTGGACAAGGTCTGGTGGACCATCGCGCCCGCGCTCCCGAACAGCCAGGCGTACCAGTCCACCGAATGGAAGGTAGTGGTCACCAACTGGACCGTGACCAGCAATCCCGCCAGCAAGCGCGCGCTCAAGGTGGCTGGGCCCGGTTCGGTGCGCATCGAGGAAGACAGCACCTGGGTCGCCACGTCGGGATACTGGGAGGCCGCCCCCGGCAATGACCCTGTCAACGGTGCGTTCGCCTTCTGGAGCCAGGGGCGGGCGATCCGGGCGGCTGCCTCCGGCGCCAGCGTCACCATCGAGACGCATTGCCAGTACGCTCACTCCATCTACGTCGGCACGCGCCTGGATACCACGTGCGGCATCGTCACCGCCACTCTGGACGGCGGCGCGCCGGTGACGCTCGACTGCTACTATCCCGCTGCGACGACGTCCCAGACACGACGCCTGCTCTTCTCCGGCGTCGCGGCAGGGCAGCATAAGGTGGTGATCACGCTCTCGGGCAATAAGAACGCTTCGAGCCAGGGCTGGTTTTTCTATTTCGATTTCCTCGAATGCGCGGTCGCGACCGACGTCCCCGATCCGGTGGTGACGACTACCGCCGTGGCGGTGGCCACAGACTTCGACACGGATAACACCTACAAGCTGTCGCCGCAGCGGCTGGTCTGGAACATTCAGAAGCTCGGGCTGCTGGGCGAGATCGATCACTACTGCGGCGTCTTCTGGTGGAAGCAGTCGGTGGCGTCTAGTCCCGCGTACCCCACATGCACGGTCACGTTCTCCGGCAATTGGAACGACCAGGATGTCGTCTGGCTGCACATTGGCGCCTCGGCTATCGGCAAGACGGTGTTCGGCGGGCAGGACAGCAGCAATACCATCGCGCGGCACTTCGCCAATTTCATCAACGCGATCTTCGACGGCGTGTGGGCCTCGGTCTCCGGCAGCGTGCTCACCGTCACTTCCCATTCGTTCGCGAGCGGCTGGCAGTATCACGTCTACACGGAACTGCCCGCGTCCAATACCGGCAGCGGCCACGCTGCGGTGACCGGCGACATGCAAGGTGGCACGTATGGCGTGAAGTGGGTCATCGATCCAACTCAGACGCCGGTGCTCAACCGGGCCTTCCGCGACTGGAATTCGGATTTCTTTGGCCTGCTAAAGGCGAACGGCATGAGCGTGGTCTGCTCGTTCTCGCAGGAACTGGTACAGCCGCCGGACAATCCAGCCGGTGGCGCCGTGTGGGTTCAACGCTTCCCCGACGGCACGGCGGTCGAGACCGCCACGGGATTCGGCACGCTCAACAGTTCACAGATCGCCTTCAGTTCCGGGCCACAGAACTACATAGGGCAGGCCTTCGCCGCGATGGCAGGTCTGATGCTGGCGGCAGGATTGACGCCCAAACTCCAGTTTGGCGAAATCCTCTGGTGGTTCCTGGCGAACGCGTCCGGGATGGCGTTTCACGACGCGGACACGCAGGCCGCCGCACAGTCGGCACTCGGCCGCGCGCTGGCGACCTTCCACACGCCGAACGACGATCCCTCGCTCAACAGCTACGCCGACGCAAACTTTCTGCGGACGCGCCTGTACAACTACGTGGCCGCCATCCAGAGCTACGTTCTCTCGCAGTGCCCGTCCGCCGTGTTCGAGCTGTTGTGGCCGATGGACGTGAACGACCCGGACAACTGCAAGCTGCTGCGGTACATCAACCTCCCGTCGCAATGGACCACGCGCGCGGGCTCCGGTTTTGACACGTTCCTGATCGAGGGCTACCAATATCCGGGAATAAACCACGACCTCGACCAGGCCACCCGGTGCGCCGCGTACCCGTGGAAAGAACTCGCCTGGGACCAGGCCCACTGTCGTTACCTGATGGGCCTCTATTACGGCACTTGGCCATGGCTGCGGGAATACGTGAACGCCAGCCGTCTCGGGCTTCCCGCCGTGAAGCTGTGGGCCTACGACCATCTCTGTTTGTACGGATGGCCTATACCCCTGCCCACGAGCGATGACCGCTCCTTTATCTACTGATGTTGGCTTGCGGCTTGCGACGGGCGCACCTAGCCCGGTGCTTCAATGGCGGATGCCCTTGGGTGATGGAGTTCATACTCGCCGTCAACCAGTGGTTCCCGTTTGCTTTTGGGCCTTCGACCGCCTCTGCCTGTTCAGTTGGCCGATGCCGCTGTCGAAGGACCGGTCGCTCGGGTATTCTATCAGGGTGCTGGCAGAATGAGGGACCTCACCCTGGGCCAGACCCAGCAGGCTGAACACTGCAAGCGCTGTTGGGCGCGCAGCGTGCGGACGTGGGTTCTATTCGCGCGATCTGGGACATTCAACATCGCTTCGCGCTCGACACCGACGAAGAGAAAGCGCTCGAATTGAAACGCGAAATGGTCGCCGGACAGGAGCGCTTTATCTGGAACCCCGAGCTGTCACTACCAGTAAGACAATTTGAGCTGACCGAGCAGGAACTCGCACGCATGAAAGTGGCAATTCAGACATGGGACTCGTACGGAGTCGCTGCCGACCGTCGCTGGCTCCAGCCGCTTGTCGAGACGCTCTTCTCGGCAGAACCTCAGTAGTGAACTGTTATGGCCTGTCATGAGCCACTCGGACAATATTGGGCGACGCGGCACATCAAACTTCGCAGCAAACAACTCGCACACCTCAGGATTCGACACGTTCTCGTCGAGGACCAGCAGTATCCGGGCATCAACCACAACCTCGACGAGGCCAGTCGGTGTGCCGCATACCCGTCGAAGGAACGTGAGTTTTCCGCAAGCCTGCATGACTCCCGCGGGCAGTAGCTGGTAACGTCGGTCTTACACCTGGCAGGGGCAAGGAGGACCGACGATGGCCGTCAAAGCGCAAGGTGACGTGCCGGACGGCATGCAGAGAGTTTATCGGCGCTTCGAGCGCTGGCGCAGTTCCCATCGGGACGATTGCCCATTCCAGGGGGATGTGGGCTTCCGCGGCGGTGTTGTGCGCGAGAGCACGGTGTGTTCCAAACCGCCAAGGTTTTGCGCCTGGAGTATGCCAAGCTCAAGCGGATGGTGGAATCCGCGCCTCGCAGCGCGCGCCCGGCAGCGAGACCGGCCACATTCTTGGAACTGATGCCATCTCAAGCGATGGCTCTGTCGGAGTGCTTAATCGAGTTAGAAGGGCCACGGGGCAAGATCCGTATCCAGTGGAAGGGCGCCACGTCGCCGGACTTGGCCGCACTGAGCCGCACGCTGTGGGAGTCGGCGTGATTCAGATCACGCCGCAGATGCGTATCCTGGTGGCGATTGAAGCCGTGGATGGCAGAAAGGGCATCGATTCGTTGGCCCGACTGTGCGAGGAGAAACTCCTGGCCGACCCCTTCTCCGGCAGCCTGTTTGTGTTCCGTAGTCGGCGGGGAACCTCGATCCGCATCTTAGTCTATGACGGGCAGGGATTCTGGCTGGCACAGAAGCGCCTATCGAAAGGGCGGTTTGTGTGGTGGCCGAGCGGAAAAGAACCCGCCCGACGACTGGAAGCACACCAGGCGCAGCTCCTGATAGCTGCCGGCAACCCGGAAACCGATGCCGCGCCGGTATGGCGCAAAGTCAGTTAAGAAAAAATAAAAACAAAACCCTTGCGTTCTGATTTTTTTCCTGTCATGCTGCGGTTATGGGGGAAACGTGGCGCTACCGCGGCCAGGAGATCGGGAGCGAGCAGATTGTTTTCCTGAGAGAGTTCATCGCGGCGCATCCCACCAGCAGCCGCTGGAAGCTGTCGCGCCAGTTGTGCGAAGCGCTGGGCTGGAAGCAAGCCAACGGCGCGTTGCGGGACATGGTTTGCCGCGGGCTACTCCTGATGCTGGCGCGGGCCGGCCAGATCGAGTTGCCGCCGGTACGCCGCCACATCCGCGGCCAGTGCCGCACGGGGCGTCCGCGGCCGGAAGCCGTCCTGATCGACACCGCGCCGCTGGCGATGCCGCTGGGGGCGCTGGGACCGATTGAGATCGAACCCGCGCGGCGCACCGCAGACGAGCCGCTGTTCAATAGCCTGATGGAGCACCATCACTACCTCGGTTATGAGCAGCCGGTGGGGGAGCATCTCAAGTATGTTTTGTGGGCTCAGAGACGGCCGATTGCCTGTCTGGCCTGGAGTTCAGCGCCGCGGCACCTGGGCAGCCGCGACCGTTTCATCGGCTGGAATGCAGAAGCGCGGCGGCGCAACATCCGGTTCCTGGCCTATAATACGCGCTTTCTGATTCTGCCCTGGGTGGCGGTGCCGCACCTGGCCTCCCATATCCTCAGCCGCATCGCGCGGCGCATATCGCCGGACTGGGAGCGCGCCTATGGACACCCCATCTATTTTCTGGAGACCTTCGTCGATCCGGAACGCTTTCGGGGAACCTGTTACCGGGCGGCCAACTGGGTGTTGTTGGGGCGCACCACGGGCCGCGGGAAGGACGATCAGACGGGCCGGCCGAACCGCTCGATCAAAGAGATCCTGGGCTATCCGTTGACGCCACGGTTTCGCCAGTTGTTACAGAGGGTGGAAGCATGAAACAGCCCGGCGTGCCGCCCATCAGTGTTCCCATCGAGGAACTGGAGGGATTGCTGGAACAGGCGCGACCGGCGCTCTCGGCAGAGGGTTATCAGAAGTTGCGCGCCGCGATCCGCACGCTGGTCTATGTGACCGAGTTATTGGAGCAGAAGGAAACGACCCTGGCGGCGCTGCGCGAGTTGTTGTGTCCGGCCGGCACCGAGAAAACCGACAAGGTGCTGCAGCAGGCAGGTGTCCAGACGGGCGGGCCGGGCCCGGAAAGCGTCTCGCAGAAGCCGAAGCGTGCGGCGGCCGGGCATGGGCGCAATGGCGCCGCCGCGTATCACGGGGCGCAGAAGGTCCCCGTTCCGCACGCTTCGTTAAAGGCCGGGGACGCATGTCCGGATGGGTGCGGCGGCAAGGTCTATCCGCAGCGTGATCCCGGCGTGCTGGTGCGGATCAAAGGGCAGGCGCCCCTGGCCGCGACCGTCTATGAGCTGGAAAAGCTGCGCTGCAATCTGTGCGGGAACGTGTACACGGCCGCCGCTCCGCCCGAGGCCGGCGAGAAGAAGTACGATGAGTCGGCGGCCAGCATGATCGCCATGCTCCGCTACGGGAGCGGATTTCCCTGGAATCGTCTGGAAAAACTGGAAGACAGCCTGGGAATCCCACTTCCGGCGGCGACGCAATGCCAGATCATGGAGGAAACCGCGGTCCCGCTCCAACCGGCCCTGGAGGAACTGAAGCGGCAGGCGGCGCAAGGGGAAGTGGTGCACAACGACGATACTTCCATGCGGGTGCTGTCGCTGGACCGGGATGCGGACATTTCCCCGGAGCGCACCGGGGTGTTCACCAGCGGGCTGGTATGGGCCTGCCAACAGCGCCGCATCGCGCTGTATTTCACCGGGTGCAAGCACGCCGGCGAGAATCTGGCCGAGGTGCTGAAACAGCGTTCTCCGGAGCTGCCACCCGCCATTCAAATGTGTGACGCCCTCTCGCGGAATGTGCCGAAGCTCGTCGAGACGATGGTCGCCAACTGTAATGCACACAGCCGGCGAAATTTCGTGAAGGTGACGCCGAATTTTCCGGAAGAGTGCCGGTTCGTGCTGGAGACCCTGGGCGAGGTCTACGGCTACGATGAGCAGGCGCGGGCGCGGGGTCTATCGACGGAAGAGCGTCTCCGATTCCACCAGGAGCATAGCGGGCCGGTGATGGAAAAACTGCATAGCTGGTGCGCGGCCCAGTTCGAG